TCAAACGCCGTGTAGTCTCCAGCTACTACACAGTTCCCCACCTCCTTAACGTATCGAATGAGTTCGTCCCACTCCAGGCAATATACGTTCATTCCAACGGACATGCCATCCTTGAAGCGGGCTTCCATCAACGCTGCGGTATACTCTCCGAAGAGATACCTACCCAGCATGACATTGAGGATGTTTGATTGACAAAAGATCCTTGTTTTGCCTTCCTTGATCTTTGCGAGCGATCGGAGTTCATCTTTCATGGTGTACCGAAAGAGGCTCTTCACTGTTTTTCCTTGTTTCATGAGGTTCAGGTCTCTCCAAAATTCCCAAACCAACGTCTCACCATACTTTTCGTTAGGCGTGGCGTATCCATCTTCGTTGATGTCAAAAAACCACTTCTTTCCCTTTCCACTCACTGGTTTATAGTTCGTGTAGGGGAGTCCTGCGGAGGTGTTAAGATTCATTGAATCGAAGTAGGGCACTTGAGGCACCCCATTGATGACTTCTTCGATGGTTGGCATTCTTCCCAGATGATGTGAGAGAAGTTTGCGCTGCTTTTCGATCTGGTGTTTCACAATTCGATCGACAAGATCTTGTGGAATATAGGGTGTTGTTCCCCCATGCTTTTCCATCGCCTTGTAGAGTGGTGAAGGCGTTCTACCAAGATCATCTTCCTCCAACCTCGGATCATCGGCTCTGAGAGCTGCTGGTCCGGAAATGGGCTCCGCAATCATTCCATAGATAGCTGATTTTCTCAGCATGGTCTTTCCTTGGTTGATTGATGTCGAGTACTTTCCATGTACCCAATATCTTCCTTCTGGCATGAAGAAAGGAACTTCTTCATTGTTACACTCTGATTGCCAGTCTGCTTCATCCGAAATAGGTGTTTTGATCCCAAACTTTGCCAGAACTTCATTCGCATCTTCCTCAGTGATGGTTACTGCCAAAGAGATGAGGCGACCTGGATGACCTGCCGCATGGAATCCAACCAGTCGACGCGTCACAATTTGATCCGTGACAACGACTGGTGATCCACATCCTCCGCGTCCGATGACCGTGTTGTAGCGCCAAACTGGGCCGGTCTCCACATGCGTTCCGTCGTTGATATCCTGATATTCCCCACCCTCACCGACAAACTTAATGTGATCAACAGCTTTGCAAACTGTTGTAAGTGAGTCTTGAGGATGAAGAGACCAGATTTCCGCCGGCA